ACTTCCCGTAGGAATTTCGACATGAGCAAAGGCTTATTGGAACCGTCTCGGCGAGGCAAATCTAATGAAACTTATTTCAAATTAATCACACCAAGCGGTGGGCTTTTATAGCCCTAAATGCATTTCATATATGTGACGGATACTTATGCTTGAAGTTCACACTTTTTCATCGCAACAAGAGATCTCTGTCATCAAACTTACACTAATGGTACTTCTAAATCGAGAACTACTATTAGTATCTCTTGTTTTTTCTGCATAAAGAATTGAAGATCAGTATTCATAAATGAGGATGTGGAAAATCGGAAAGCAAGGAATGTTCTAAGCATTGCAGAAGTACTATGTTCGTGCAACAGTGCTCCACTCGTCGCCATCTGGCGGATATTTCATGGACTGCACATATCGGCAGATGTGAACGTAAGAAGATTGAATATAATGATGTATTTGATTGGACTATGTATTTTTTAGGTGCAGAAAAGGAGTGTAGTGACCGTAAATAAAAAATTTTATCGCTAAATACTGTCGGATGAACGTGGTTTAAAATAACTTCAATCTGGTAAAACAAGGAAAGAATTAATGAAACAAAACATGTTCATGATAATTTTTTTTCTTTATTTCAACACACATTTTATTCTAACAAGTACCCAATTAAACTTAACATCCGGTGGTCCCGCAGATAACTTAATTATAATGTTACAGTCGCAGTAGAGAATCAGAGAATACCTAAATTTTTTGATGCCTAGAGCCAGGTATAGATGACGTCACCGCTATTGTCAGTATATTCATTGTTTATGCCACAAATCTCGCAAAATCTTCTATGAAACTTTTGAGTACACAAAATATGAATTTATACTGATCCGCGTTCATAACGCTCGAGTGACGCATGCTGCGCATGCGTTGTACAGCTCTCAGCACATCCACGTTTTTCGTGCGAAGATACTGATCAACACAATAATTAATCGCGCAGAAGGTACCTGTGCGACCAGCACCGGCGCTACCGTGAACAACGATTGGACCTGCAAATTTACCCCCGCAATAACAATACTCATCGTATTCGATATTTATCGCCGTGACCAGTCCAGCAAATTGGTACACCGTTGGTTCACCATCCGCTGGTACACCATTTTCCGACCAATGGGTATAATGATAGAGACTGATCAAGGGAAAATCTTTGGCAACTTTTCGATTTTCAAGTTGCAATGTATATTTCGTATAGTCGTCGATCTCCTCTATTTCTATCGTCGTTACGGTATATTTTTCACTCTTCTTATCACCCATATCCGTAGACCAATATGGATAACATTTTTCCTCGTTGTTCTCGACCATCTTTGTCAATACGACGATATTCCCACAGTTGTTCTGCCAGATCATATCGAGAAAATCATCTACCGTTTGGGCCATGGGCGCTTGAGTGGCAATGAATTTTCTCTCAGTCGAAAAAGCATCAACGTAATTAGCGTGAATGTACGTCGAGTCATTGGCAGCGGTGGAATCAACATTAGACAAATTAACACGTGAATGATCCCAGCATGGAACATCCGCGCGTCTGTTCTTGACATTATTTTCGGGTTTTTCAAAAGCTTCGATCGACGGTTTAGTTGAACCTCCTGCGACACGATCGAGCAGAAAAAGATTCGTTTCATCTTGAATAGCCGTCTGATATTGCGATTGCAAAGTCGCATCGTCCGGTATCGCGAATCTCATCTTGAAAGATACCGTGAAATTGGCGATAGTTGATGTGTCAGTATTATATCGTAAAGTCTTGATGCTTGATACGGTGAAAGTCAATAGTTTGTATTTCTAATGAGATACAAAGCCACGACTGTGCTGATACACGTTCAATGAAATACTCAGGTTATCGGGCAGCTTCCAAAGCTTTTATATTGCTCCTCACGCAGCCCACGCCAGTCATAAATTTCAACTGAATTGGAACATTGGCGAGGTTCCATCATCAGCGAGAAAAACACGTATCGTTCACCATAAACAACAATAATGGATTGTTGATCACTGGTCAGCGATGACACACAATTGACTGGAAATATCATTAACCGAATTTGAATATTTCACAGGTTGTTTGATTTTCAAAAAAGACTTTTTTGATTTCTTTATTTTTTCCGTTTACAGTGTACGACGAATATTTCACATCTCATATCCGTGGCATATTCATACACGTATTACATACACATAATTATGCACTTCGAATGTGAATTACTTCCAAAACACACATTTACACAATCGAGGAACTAGATTTAATGACAAACTTATTTATTCAACAATTTTATGTTGCCTTGGTAGCATAAAATGCAGATGAAAAGCTCAATGATAACCGTCTACGGTAATTCTATGTCTTCTATCGATGTTGTCTTATAGTTACATGGGTTTTCCAGAGAGTGCTGAAAAATCTGCATGAAACCTGCTGTACAGTTGGATGATTCGGAAAAATACTTTCGCGTGCCAATTATTTTGCGTCTCATTTCAACAGCTCGTTATCGTAGTGGCCAATATACACATTTTTATTAGGCCGCTTGTAACTAATAATCATAAACATTTCATGTGAAAAATTCGACGACCTCGCTGGATTCTTGCCAAATATTTATTTTGAAAGTTTAACCTTTGATGTTCAGCCATATTGGTATTCAGTAATAATCTCGGCGGTGAGGCCCTGTTAAAGGAGGCTAGTAGATACTGATACGTGACGATGGAATTTTCGAGAACTACTTTACGTTCCGGGGTGTTTGTGCCTACTTCGTGTTCATCTCAGTTTATCAAATACTATAATTGAATACTCGGTTTTGGGCTCATTAGATTTTTCTTCACCGAAACAAATTCAATAATCCACAGTTCATAAGGAACTGTTACGGGAAACGCGTGAGTCAGCGATGTGGCGAGCGTGACAGCCATATTCTATCCTAGATTTTCTATAGCCTTATATTAATATCCGTGGCTATGGTAGTTTATAAATAACTCTTTTAATAATTATAATTGTCTTAAAGAGGTAAATTATAGTAAATAGCATTAGCTATATAGATATGAATATATTGCTATAGGTATAGCCAATAAAAGGTATATGACTATGGCGTATAAATATAAGCTAAGGCGGGATTGAAATTGGCGGCCACACCTGCCACACTTGCTACTCTATG